CGCCACGTTCCTCTTCTTTAGAAGTGTGAATACCGGTGTCTCGAAAGACCCGGGCTCTCCACACCCCAAGAGCCTGACACCCGCTTTCGTGAATGCCGAGACGATTGCTTTCGCAGAAGGTTCCTCTTTCTTTTCTCCCAAGACACAGTTAAGTGCCGAAGAATCAAGATACAGTTAAGTACCGAGATTGTTCCAATTGGAACAAGAAGAGAAGAAAAACCGCCCACAACCAGCGCACAGGGAACGGATTGAAGGAAGTGAATCCGAACTGTCCACCCTCCATCTGGGAGCACTTACTATCGTGCATTCGCAAAAATGCGACCCATTCGGCCGAGCAAGCCGAGGACTTGGAGGGGGAACCCACAACACCCGGATCTGGCCAAGATCCGGGTTCAACTTCATCCACCCGAGCATAGCTCAAGGGTGGGTCTCCAGACCAGCTATTGCTGGTCCTGGAGAAGGAAAGCTAAGTCTTCAGATCGTCCCAAATGAGTGACGATCTTTGGCTCAAGACTTAGCATCTGATGCTCGTAATCAGTGTTTTCTATTCCATCCTGTCCACCTGGTTGAAGATCAGCATTCTGGGATGTCTCAGACGACTCGACTCGAGTGTCTCCAGACCCAGACATGTCTGACGGAATTCGGGGATCAAACCGAACTCCCTCAAGATCTCTAACCATCTGCTCTCCAAAAAGAGGACAAGTGTCATCAAGGAATTCCTGATGAATCATATTAAATGCTTCATCGGGATCCTCCTCGAGACCCAGGTCAATCTTCGTGAGAAGTAGATTCATGGACAAGGAAATTATACGTTCTTTTAGGAAACCAACTTTTCCTTTCTCGACAAACAGTGTCCGGTATCGGACATGTTCGAGAGGAGGAAATTTCTGGATGGGACGACCCCTCAATTGATTGAGTCGTCTCTTATCGACCTTCTCTGCCAAATCAATGGCTGATGAAAGTTGTGCAAAGGTCAGATCCGAGGAATCTGTCGCCTCCTTTGGGGAGGTTTCAAGAGTTCCTAGGAGGTCCAGGATATCATTGCTTGCCGGACTACCGGCGAGTTGGATATCATCGTCCGTGAGAATTCCAATTGGAATTCTCATGGCGCGGACCATATCTAGCCCTGGCACCGGAAGAGATCTTTTGAATGTACTCAGATAGTCATGAAGGTAAACGTCGACGGCGTGGCGGGAGCTTTTAAGATCCTGACCAAACACGCGACCCAAACCTCCATGACTCACTGGTACTGAAAGACTCCTAGGAGTCTTCCGAAGTTCCAAGAGATTTCTCCGGATAAATTCTCTCTTTAACTCGGGGGAAGTGCCATAGTAGAACTGCATTTCAGAAAAGCAGTTCGCTATACTCTTTCCGTACCGAGTCGAAAGGGAGACCTTTCCAGTATGTTGGACTTTTCCATCATAGAACAGTTGGGAATTTACAGTACAGAAATGCTCGTCGATGAAATTCTTTCCTTGGGAGAGGGATAGCCCCACTTTTGGGGCATCGCTCTTCCATTGATGGATGAAGCTCTCAGAACCCAAGGCAACTACATCATCACCATTGATGAGGTATTTACCTTTCTCTGCTCCACTACGACTAATAATGAAATCGTTGAGGAAACAAAGAAGGGGGAAACTGAGAAGACTTCCCATCAGTTGACCGGATGTTTGTTTTCCCTTTCCGAGGTTGAATGGATATTCAATCTCATGAGGGGAAACTTCATACCGAACCCACCTCTTGGTAGGTTCGTGGTCAATTTCGGAAAGGATTCCTTCGACAAGAGCGTTGGTCACCGAGATCGGAAAATTATCTGTGGCAGCGGTATAATCACCGCTTAACCATAGATCACCCTCCGATTTCAGGGACCGGATTCTCTGTATGCACTTCTCGATCCTCTCAATCCATTCGAGTTTCTCATCAAAGTCGACGTCGTTCGTGAACTTCACTCCATGAGTGAGTACGAACTGAGGTTGACTTCGGAGATACTCGAAAAGAGCCCTCTGGAGCGGCTGAAGACACTTAGTCTCGGCCTCGGCCTTTGTGATCATTCGAACCTTAAGAGGTTCAGGAATCGCAACGGCCTTCACACGGGGAGCTCTCGGTGGAGGAAAGGAAGGGAAGATCTGTGAAATTGAGATTTCATTTTCTCGGTAGGGAGTTTTCGTCCTCTCGACGTTCACCTCATAAAAGGGGCGAAGGTCAGAAGGATGAGCGTCAACACGAAGGCATGTAATAAATTGCCTCCATGTGCCGGATAACTCCTCACAGTGGTAATCCATGTGGCTCTTGAAACGTTTGTACATCTCAAGGCCAACATGATCCATATTCCGAAAGG